ATCTGCGAGATTTCCACCTAGATTTGTTCCGGTTTGGAGCTGTTGACCGCCAAGAGTTTGGGCTAGATTTGCCAAGTTCTGGCCTTCATTCGTAAAGGCTTGGAGTCCAGCCTGACCGCCAGCGACATCAAGGCCCGACAATTGATTGCCTAAGCTCATATTCGCTTGAAGCTGTTGCGACCCTAAATTAGAAGCTATATTGGACAAGTTGCTGCCCGAAGACATGGCCGACTGAAGCCCAGCCTGTCCAGCCGCAACACCCAGATTAGACAAGTTGTTGCCTCTATTGGCTGCAAGATTTGATAAGTTGGATGCTCCCCCACTCGCAATGTTTGCAAGATTAGAGCCGCCTCCCGTTACAACATTCGCAGCACTTCCCGCTGCGTTAAGCCCTTGGCCTGAAAGGCCGCTTAGGTTAGCTATTTGCTGTTGAAGACCTTGGGATGCAAGACCCTGACCAAATCGAGCCAGTTCCTTTTGTACGTTACCGCCGCCCAGACCGCCAGTTGCGCCAGCGCCAGCTAGATTAGCTCTCATCCCTTGCTCTCTAAGAAACGCCATCTGCGGTGACTCTTGATAGGCAGCGTTAAAAGCGTCCTGCCCTAATGCGCCAGAGAGCGCCATTTGTTGTTGCAAGGCTGTTGTTCCGGCCTCTTGATAAGGGTTAAACATTCCCGTAGCGCGATCAACTGAGCTAGTTATATCTTGTCTAGCGGTATCCATTCCCTGGTTAATGTCTCCCCTAGCAATATCCGTTGCCAGATTGATGTCCCCTCTAGCTACATCAAGACCCGTGTTAAGAGCTTCCATGCCTCTAGTTTCTGCGCCAGTAATGTCACCTCTAGCAATAGCGGCTTGAGCAACTGCCTTTTCCAAAGCAGTATCGTAATTGCTTTGTAAGTTTGCAGCTCCAGCATCAAGCCCTGTTCTTAAAGCTTCTAATCCGCTAGTCCTTCCTGATGTAATGTCATTCCTTGAGATTGTGTTTTGTGCAACCGCTTTTTCTAAGGCAGCAGCGTACTCATCACGAAGGTCTTGTCTTCCTCCTGTGACAGCAGTATTGAATGCGTTAACACCTTGATCTGTTCCGGCTCTAATAGCTTGTTCTGCTATAGCCTTTTGCGCTTCAGCAGACGCTAGTGCAGCAGCGTTTTGTGTTGTTAGGTCTGATCTGCCGGAAGCGTTTAGCGCATCTAGGGCAGCGATGGCGTTTGTTGCTCCTGTTTTAAGAGCAGTCTCAGAGCCAAGTAGCCCTGTTTGAATGTCAGCACCAGCCGTATCTATGGCTGTCAGACTATTTGCTGCAGCATTAGCTGAAACGTTGGCGGCATTGGCAGCAGCGGCAGTAGCCGCAGCAGCATCAGCCTTTTCTTTAGCAGCAGCGGCAGCATCTACTTTTGCCTGTTGAACAGCAGCATCGGCAGCAGCTTTAGCTGCGGCAGCAGCATCGGCGGCGGCTTCAGCAGCAGCCTTTTCAGCGGCAGTGGCAGCGGCCTTGTCAGCTTTTGCTTTGGCAGCAGCGGCAGCTTTAGCGGCAGCATCGGCGGCATCTTTCTTGGCTTTTATGTCTGCGTCTGCCTTGGCCTTAGCATCGGCAGCGGCCTTAGCAGCAGCATCGGCATCGGCTTTAGCCTTAGCCGCAGCAGCATCAGCATCGGCTTTAGCTTTAGCATCAGCAGCAGCTTTGGCTGCGGCAGCATCCCTTGCGTTAATGGCCTCCAGCTCAGTGTTAACAGAGTCTTCGGTAACATTGAACTGCTGAGCCACTTGAGCTGAATTTAACAGGCCCGAGTTAAGGGCATCCGTAACCATCTTAATTTCTTCTTGGGTATAATCGCCGTCAGCTTCTATATTCCTAACATCTGCTGAGGCAACCCTTTCTCCTGCGGCAGCGTTTGCTATGTCTTCAGCCGTATACAGTTCGACATCCGTCAAATAACTTTCAACTTCGCCAATAGACGCTGATAAGTAGTTGGCAATGTTTCCGCTGCTTGCGACTCCACTATTAATTAGTTTCATTACAGAGTTGACGTTTTCGGGCGTAGCATTTCCAGACGTATAGGAATCCCTTGGGACTCCTGTAAGATTCTCAATTACAACATTAACCGGAACGCTAAAATGAGCAGCAACAGTTTCAACATCTACGTCACCGTTGTTAAGTAATGCTTTTACAGTTTCTACATCTTCATCGCTGTAGGGTGGGGTAGGGCTAATATCATCAATGCCAGCCATTGCTACATTCCTCCAGAAAAGTCATTGCTTATCGCCGCCTTTACTTGCTCAGAAGTAAAAGTAGCAGGCTGCTTTGTGCCGCCTGTTGTTTCGGTCACAGAAACAGTTTCACTAACAGAATCTAGCGGGGCAAAAGTTCTTCCCTCTGCCTTGCCAAAATTATCCCAGTGATATTTTGCATACCCCTCAAGGCTGTTGAATATGGGGTTGCCAGAATCTTTGATTAGCTGTTCTTTGTTTGCTTCGTACCATTGCGTCAAGTCTGGATAGTTTGCCAAGTATTGTGCAGCTTCTCCAGAGGTCCAGCTTTGCTGTGCCTGAGTGTTTGTTGTATCGCCAAACTGCGGAGCCTGCATTTGAACAAAATCAATTTGGGCTGGATTTGTTAAGCCCGTAAGCGCCGAGTAATCAATAGGGACGTTCTGCGGAGAAAGGGCGCTATAGTCTATTGGATCACCCAAAATAGCATTACGCTGACCCTGCAGGCCCGCCATAATAGCCTGTTGCGCCATATAGTCACCCGCTTGCGTAGCGTCCAGCATGGGCTTAAATGTTTCCCCAGTTAAGCCTAAATTCCTATTAATAACTTGGCCTCTAATATTTTGAGCGTTTTGATAGCCAGGAGTCAAAGCATCAACACTGCGCCCGCCATATTTTGCAATTAACGCTGCCTTCTCATCAGCCTGCTCTTGCAAGTCCTTAGATAATTTTTTATTTGATTTGTAGTCAAGAATGCTTCCCGCAAGACTTGCCCCTCCTGCTGCTGCTGCCGCTGCTGCTTCTACTGACATAATATTCTCCTAGACTAAAACCCAGCCCTGTTTTCGGTCACCGCCAATTTCAGGCTGCATTTTTCGATACTGTATGGCAGAAGCGCCACCGCTAGTATTTAAATATAAACTGTACTGTGCCGCTTCGATTACGCCCTCTGGACTGCCCGACCCTACAATGGGAATTGATAGGCTTGCGTCCTGAGTAAACTGTCTAAACGGGTTAGCCATTGTCCCGTCCTCTCGGACGATAGGCTGGGCCACATTAAGCCTTGGCCCGCTCACCCCTCACCGCCAATAATATTAGCTGTAAGTTGAATAATTACTGGCTTAACCGCATCGGTAAGGGTAAACCTAAACACCTCAAACCTAGCCGCCCGTCCGTTCCTGCGCCATATAGCTCTACGGTTGTACTCTCCAGCCTTGCCTAGCCCTCTGGCGATTGCGCCCGTCCATGTCTTACCGTCTAGGCTGCGCTCTAAAACGATTTGCGGGTCTTCAACTGCCGCATTGCCAACCCCAGACTCAACCGTTAGCTCAAGGCTTGGAAAGAATGCGGGTAACATAGTGTTCTGAAAGGGCTGTGTAGCAATCGTTCTTGATATGGTATTGCCGTATTCGGTATAGACATCAGGATCAAGCTCACCAATCCTGCCGTCAATAATATCGCCACAAAGGATGCGATTGTACGCCTTTACAACAGACGCGATCCTTGAGGCTCCTAGAGAACCTGAAATCAATGACTTGCGCTCATGCCACCGTTGTGATGTCGTATCATAGACCAGCGTGGTCGATGGCAGAGAGAAACCTATAAATCCAGCCCCGTTAGTCGAATAGACCCAAGAGTAAATGGCAGCGACCTGTGTCTCTGTCAATCTTCCTAAAATAGAGTCAATAGCCGTAGTCGATATTTTAACTGTGTTGTTGCCGCTTAATCCCCAGATTGCTGGTGATTCATTCTGTCCTCCACCGACCCACATAAAAGTATCCTGTGCGTTAATCAGTGAATACGGAGAAAAGCAGCCCTTTTGTAAGAACAGCCCAGTTCTTTGAAAGGGAAAGTCAGCACCGCCTATGTTCTGGAATGCCTCAAATGTCTCACTGCCCGAAATAAAGAGCTGATTCTTAAAGACTACTGGGGCAACTATGTCATCAGGGTCAGACTCGGCTGTACCAAAGTCTAAGGCGTTATAGGCCAGCCCGTTGTTAATCGCGCTGACTATGAATTTTTTAGTGTCCGTTGTAACTAGGAAGTAGCCGTCAATAAAAACAACAAACTGGGGCGCTCCATTAGCCGTAAAATCTACATCAGTAATCTGAGCAAAGACATCAGTGACATGGTTGTAGATGTATCCGTTACCGCCAGGAACCAACACCATAAGCTGAGTTCCATTATCAGCCATCGAGACTCTTGCAGTTCCAGCAATCGTGCCTATCGTTGTTAGAACAAAGGCATCGCTCATGCTATAGAGCTGAGTACCGTTTACAAAGTACGGAACCCCGGCCATCTCATGTGCGCCACGATTAATTTCATCGAGCACGCCCGTAGTAGCAAGCTGTGTCGTGCCTTCTGTGCCGAACAAAGTCTCTTGGTTTAAGCCTACCCCCTGAACAATATTGGGATACCAGTTCGTACACTCTTGAGCAGACAGAGGCAGTGAGTCACTGACATAGAACCCGTTGGCTATTGGCAGGACAGTAGCGGGCATTTAATCAATACCAAATAGTGCGCTGCTGACTGTAATGTTGTCAGTGCTGGTCGCATTCCTCACAAAAAGCTCTACATAGTCATTTGTAGCAAATGATTGGTTGGTCGATAAGGATAAATTCTGAGCCAATCCAGTAGAGATAAAGGATGAGATTCTAGTAGCATCAATCACTACACCATTCTTAGCCACATACACCGAAAGGTTTTGGCTTGCAGCAGAAACTGGGTCTAGCGTTATTGAGGCGTGTATAGTCATTACTGCAGTGGCAGTGCCGTTATAAGTAAGCCTCCCGCCCGTTGTTTGCGTAAAGCCAGTATTTACGCCAAGAACCCATGTCCCAGCAATAAGAACAGGCGTGGCAGTTGCACCGATTACCGTAGCCGTTGCGTTAGCCTGAAGTGAGCTTTCAGTATAGGCCAAGTCATCATTTGCAGAGATTTCTACAGTGTTACCAACCGCAGCTAGAGTAATTCCGCTCCCAGCTACCAAGCTTACAAATGTTGGGCTAACCGCCGTTGTGTTTAGCATTAACGGTGAGCCTGTAGAGTCTACTGTAAAATTGTGCTTAATCTCTACGCCGTCAGAGGCAGAAACATTAGCCTGTATTCCAGACCCATTCTCAATGCCCCTAATGTTATTGACCGTTGCCTGAGTATCAAGAATAGGGGCAGCGGTTACGGCTCCAGCCTGAACAATAGTGCCAGTAACGCCCAGACCGCCAATAAAATCAGTGTAAGAAATTCGGTAGTTGGTATTGTCAATAATGTAATTGAGGTAGCTATTCGAGCCAGCGATAGTTGTCTTGGCTACGAACTGACTTATCTTCCTGCCTTGTGCGCGTGTAGTTGTCATGCTGTGCTAGTCTCCAGGCCAATTGCTCCAGTGGTTTCGGCAAGTATTTCAGCCTCTTGATCCGCGTAAAAATAACCAGATGTACCATACGTTTGGCCTTGGTTGCCTGACCCAACGGGTAACGTACTGGGATTATGGCTAATCCCCATTGTCTGCCCGATAGTTCGCATCGTATGTAGCCCTTCTCGCGCAGCAGCGATTAGTCCTGGAGAGATAACGCCGCCATAATCTGGCGATACCTCAATAGCCATGTTAGCTATGATCCCGCGCAATGCGCCAGCGGGAACCGTAACCGAATCACCAAGATCAGCAACCTCGGTATAGCCAAGCTGTACGCCTTGAGCGTCTAGCTGGGTCATGTAATTGTTTAGTGCAAATATGTAGTCTTGGTACTCAGCAGGCTCAAGTGGAGACTCTGTTGCCTGTACCAAAATACGCTGCAATGATGCCTTAGCAACCTGTGCCACAGTAGCCATTAAGCATACTCGGCTTTCGGCTTGCGTTTCATTCCCTTAGTCAGTGCGTTCATCTGCGCCTTTAGTTTGGCTTTTTTAGCCTTTATTCTCTTCTCTTCTTCGGCAAAGTTTTTCCCTTCCTTTCCCGCAATTCTAAATAGTTCATCATCAGCATTTCTAACTTCTCGCTCTAACCTTCTTAGCTTTTGCGCTTTATCAACTCCAGCGTCCGAATAATCAAACTGAAAACCTGCGACCAGTGGCATAGCACTATTCTCCTAAGTTTAAAAAAATAGGCGCGGCCTGTTTTAAAAACCGCGCCTATGAGCCAGTTAACTTATAAAGGCTTTATACTCCGTAACCTTGACCCGCAAAGTTAGGATTGAAGACCGCATACGCCGGAAGAAGGTCAAAACGAATCTTCTGTGTATTAGAGTCACCATCTGAGTACTTAGATACTCGGATAGACATACCATCACTAGTAGTCGCAACAGTATCAGTTGAGTACAGTTTAGGTAGCTTCACTGTGCCAAGACCAAACGCCTGCTCTGTGTAGAACAAGTTAGGCTGGTAAACAGTTGCAGCCGTACCAAGAATAGTCACAACAGCGCCATCGGCAGGAGCCGCATCAACAGTGTTGTACTGACCGTTAGCCTCATAGATCGCAGCGCCAGAGACAACAATAGTTGCAGCGTTGGCAGCAATCGTTACTGTTGAAAGCACTGTTCCGGTCCACGGAACCGCAGCACCCGCAGCATCAAGCATCACTTGTCGGGTAGCGATATTCAAACGATTAACACCAGCAATCTGAATTTGATCACCAGCTACAATCGTCCCGGTTCCTAAAGCATCAATCACCAAAGTCTGCTGCATAGTGTCCTTCGCAGTGACGTAGGTTGCATCAGGAGCGCCGTCCAAAGTACCCGCTCGGTCAGTGGTAGAACCTGACGTATAGCTGGATAGTGCGTTGGAGGTCAAAGCTCTCATGCCACCGAAGTTGCTAGAGATTTGTGCTTTTTCCCACGCTGTACGGACAAGCCCATCAGACGCATTCAAACCATTCTGAGCCGAAGCCAGAGAAGTAGTTGTGAATGGGTTCATCAGGTAGTACTTGTTGTCGCTCATCGGAACGCCGACAGCGTCCATCATTGCGCCTGCACCAGCAACATCAGACCAAGCGTCAACGGCAGTGTCCCGTGCGCCATAGTTTAGACCAGTGTTTTTACGCATGAATAAACCAAGGTCTAGCTCAAGATCAGTTACAAGTCTTCGAGCCATTGGCTCTAGGATTTGATCTAACTGGTCAAGCTCCAAAGCCTGCTGAATGTTGCTCCACTCGGTAGCCGCAGTAAAATAATCCTGAACTGTACCAGTCGCTTTACCAGCGATGATGTCAGATTTAGTTGATGCGGAAATGTCACCACCAGCGGTGCGGATAGTGTTGTAGTCGTGTGGACGTTTGAAGTCTACGTTGGAACCTGTAGATGGGTTGAACCTACCCGATAGCAGTTGAGTGTTAACAGTCTTGGTGACTACTCGGCTGGATTCAAATGCCTCTAGAAAGATTTTTGCCAGAGGCCGTGTAATGTTACTACTTAGATTATTAGCCATTGTGAATTTTTCCTATTCAAGAGCAGAATAGGCACTAATGGCTTATCTACTCAAATGTAGCGCCTTGTGGCCCCCTTCCTTTAGGTGGCTTTCCAGCACCGCGAGGACGCTCCAATGGATCAGGAGTGTCGGTTACCTTTTTAGGTCGAGCAGCAACAGCTTTGTTTCTAATTTGAGATTCAACCATTGCCGCTGCTTTCGCTGGAGACATTGATCTAAGCTCATCCAATTCTTGCGGATTAGCTGCCAAATAAGTTGTAATCAATGGGCCTTGTGCGTCTTCTAAAATGAATTGGCCTAGACTTTCATCAATTCCATAATTTGCCAACGAGTTCCCAGCAATTTGCAACTCCTCGGCTTTTATGCCGAGCTTTGATGCTCGCTTGCTGTATTCAAGAATCTTCTCGTTCTGCGCAGCGTGTTGCTCTTGCGCCTGTTGCTCTTGCAACCGTTGTTGGGCTTGCAATTGCGCTTGGCGTTGATTATCAAAATTTACAGCCGCTTTAACAGCCTCATCCCTCTGCGCTAGAGTTCTTCGGTATTCCTCATCAGAAATACTGAATGGGTCCGGCGCTGGCGGGACATGAGGCCGCTCTTGCTTAGGCAGTTGTGATTTAATTTCTTGTAACTGGCGTTCCAGGTCATCTGCGCGTCTTTCCTGATCGCGTGTTTGACGAACCTTCTTGCCAATTGCAGCGTTAAACCTCGCCTGCTGTAGCGGGCTAAATGCTTCTTGATCATCTTCCGGTGCTGAATCGGAGTCTTCTTCAAGACCTTCAGAAGTTTCTAGCTCTTCGGATGCCTCCTCAGTGTCTAGCTCTTCTGGTTGCAGCTCGTCTTCGTCGTTCATCGTGCGCCCTTAAAAAGGTATTCGCCACGGAATAGGCCGTGTCCTATGCAAAAGAATATCATTGATATTTGCAAAAGCAAACTTATTCGTAGGTTGGTTTTTTCTTGGAAGTAGGTTTTTTCTTTTTGCCAGCCTTACTCATAGCAATGGCTATCGCTTGTTTCTTTGGTTTGCCATAACTCATTTCTGTCTTGATGTTATCCGAGATAACTTTCTTGGACTTGCCTTTTTTCAATGGCATTATTTTCCCTCCACAATATTAACAGTCCACACTGTATCTGTATCTAGCTCCACTGGTCCACCGTCTGGTCCAGTAATTTCTTTGCGATCTCTCCAGTCGGCCCTGTGCTGAAGCCATAGTTTTAAGGAATTAAAATCTCCATCTTCAACGCCCTTGCGGTAACAAGTTAGGATAGCCTTGCTTCTAGCCATGCTCAAAGAGCGGTTATAGGCAGCATTTACTTCAGGTTGCCTCTCAAACACTTTGTTTAAAGTGCTGGGAGCAATGTTAAAGTGCTCGGCCAATTGCGCTTTTGAAAACATAGCGCCCAGAGTTTCAATCTCGGCAATCTCGTCATCACCAAAGATTACGTCTTTTCCTGATGTCATTGTTGTCCAGTTCTAGGTTTAGCAGATAAATAGTGAGTTGCTGGAGGCTATCATCAATTGCTTTGAGGTTTTTGTCTAATTCGCTCACAGAGCGAAAAGAACAGTCATGCATATGTTGATCGCTCGGCATTCCACACTTTTTACAAAATTCGTCCATAGGAAGAATATTTTAAAAATATGCTCTTAGTATACGGCATTATAAAGGTTTTATTGAAAATTTCCGTTGAGGCCCAAACAAATTACTAAGATCAATAAGCGGAAGGATGGAAAACTTGATGTATTCCTGGCCCTTAGGAACAATAACCTTGCGCTGTACCCCCTCATAAATCTGCGAGTCGTTAAAGCCATAAAAGTCTTGCAGGCAGTCTTGAAAGGGCTTGATGGGGTTATCGTAGTCTGCAGCTTTGTTGCTTACTCCAAACTCAAGGAGCAGCGTATAGGGTGGTTTTGGGAGTTTCATCTTGCGTAGCTTGAGCGCTATTTCTTGCTGGTATGCCTTGTATGCTTTGCTCCTGAATCTTCGCCCCTGCCATGCTTGGTTGACAGACAAAGGCTTGACCGCAACTTTCATTTGATTTTCCCTATCGTGTAAACGCCCTCATCAATGTCTCGTACAACTGTCATCACACAGAAATGTAGGAACTGTTCGCTTTGGTCAATAGCCCTCAGTTCACTGGTTTCGCCATTACCCATTTCGTAATTGTCAAACTTGCCGTGACATCTTATGCATAAGTCCGCTGCCACGCAGTCGTGACCTTTAATTCCACGACCTTTGCCGTACTGGTGTTGGCGCATTCCGCTATAGTGCGCCCTTACGATTGTACCATCTTCAACCCCACAGCACACACAGCTCCGGCCTTTTGCCGCCTGGGTAATCTTTTTACTTCGGATTATCATCTTAAATCTTCCCTGTTTCGATCAGGCCATGCTGGAGCCTGGACCCCCAACTTGTCACCCAAGTGCCTAGCCAATACCTGATAGACCTTGCTGTAATCGCCTGTCTCCGCGTCTGCCGTTGATTCTAGCCCAGTCATAGCCTTGAGAATTGGCTTGAATAGCTGCTGTTTTACTGACTCTTGCCCCCAAGGTATAGCTATTGATGGCTTTAGCACTTTTCGTTGATCAAGCCCTGCCGCGTTTAAATCTTCTGACAACAACCGACACCATAGCTCAAGAGCTTTTCGTTGTTGAGAGGTTCTCTGTTCGCTCATATTCCCAGTTCTTCACGCATCTTTTTCAATTTAGCCTTAAAGACATCCTTGTCCATTGCCTTGTGGGGCAGAGCCTTGAACTCCTTATGGCAAGCCTGCTCCGCTTTGCACATCTCCATAAAATCACCAATCTTCAAGTACCCAGTATACTTTGCCGCCAAATTAATTCCTTGGGCCAGAGATGCCTCAGACTTTGTAGCCAGCGCCTTTGCCCAATCGTCAAACATTGGAGAACCAATTGGCTCATGAATTAGCCCAAAGCTAATTAGCTTCTCCCAAAGCCTAGCCATCACTAACGCTCGCCGCTTCGATTCTGGCGATATAGTCTCTGCCTTGTTGTGCGAATCGCTCGCCACGGGTCTGTTTCCCAGATACTTTTTTATTTGCTGCATCTTTCTTGCTCCGCTTTATCCAGTTGTTAGTGCAGGCCCGCCAGCAGGACATGGCATTAGTCCCAACCTTCCACCCGTTAGACTCATAGTGATTAAAAAAGCTATATGCCTCTGAATACGGGTCTTCTATCTTGCCCTCAAATTGTTTGCAGACTTGATCAAGGCTTGGCTTGATAAAGCCCTTAGTGGTTAATAGTTCTTGTTTCTTAGTTAATGGTTCTTGTTTAGGTTTCTGCTGGGTTAGGTCTGGGTTAGCTAAAATAACCGACTGGGTTTTAAAGCCTATGTTCCTTGGTCTGCCGCCCTTTTTGCCATTTAATCTAGCTGCATCAGCCTTGGCATGATAGGCGGCTATCTCTGAATCAGCCCTAGAATTATGCCAACCATCCGCTTCTTTTACGAAAAACTCCTGCAAAATTACATCCACAATTGCACTCTTTAAACCCAGCCTTAACCGACGGATAACCGGCTGGGTTTCTATAGGTATTGGAAGCTCTGTATCGTAGTAAAAGTCGAGCAATCGCCTGTACACCGCCTCTTCTTCGAGCGTTAAGTGATTCGTGTGCAGGCTGAAATCCCCTATATTGAATTGATAGTAGTGCATTTAATTTCCCACAACTCGGTAGTATATCTTTGGTTTTATGTAATGAAGCTCGGCCACCTCCCCATTTTCAATGATTAGCGTGGCCTCTGGATTACTAGCCTTAATCTGGCTTATGCGCGATGGAAAGATGCCGAATATCTCACCAAGGTCAGACTGCAGATTGTTCCTGTCCTCCAAATACTTAGCCAACTTAACTTTCTTCTTCATATATAATTTATCCTTTGTTGCATTTTTAGTGAATATTCGCTTGATTTAAATTAAATATTACATTAAGATTACCTCAATCGCAAATAAACAAAGGGGAAACAAATGAATTTTTATAACGAAATAGCTCAAGACGATATTGAGATGAAAATAGAGGCATTAACTGTTGGCGAAATTGAATCCGACAGCCCGCTTTTTTTTGAGGCTGCAGGCACAGAAGCAACACTAAAAACAGCTACTGCTTTTGACGCAGTTTTTAAAGACAAACTCCTTCAAGCAGTCAAGTGCAAAAACAGTAACGCGCAGGAAGATGCTGACAAAGAACTGGGACAACATCTGCGCGAACTTGTTACTGATTACATTGCGGGAGACGTACGCGATGTTTGGGAGGACTTGTCGTGAGCGTTATCATTTTTCGAGGCAAACACCACAACAAACGTATTGTTAACTCTCTTCTGTCAAAAGAGTCTGAGTTTGTTGCTCGGATCAAAGCGGCATGGGACTTCAAGGATGGCGATCCCGACAACCCATACCCTAAAAATAGCCCAGCATGGAACGCTTACCAAGAAGAATTTTTTAAAATTTACATGGACGGCTTTTATGCCGAGCAGGAACAAAAATGATTAATCAATCTGAATCAATTGAAAACCTGGCAACAGCTCTTTCAGACGCGCAAGCCCAGATGGGTGCTGCCATTAAGGACTCTGAAAATCCATTCTTTAAGTCAAAGTATGCAGACTTAACAGCGGTTATAGCCGCTATCAGAATGCCTTTTGCCAACACTGGGTTGTCATTTGTCCAGTTTCCAATTGCTCAAGACGGAAACGTAGGCGTTGCAACACGGATCATGCACAGTAGCGGCGAGTGGCTGGAATCAGAGTTTTTAATTCCTTGCAAGCAGGACGCACACGGCTATGCGGCTGGCCTGACCTATTGTCGTCGGCTGTCTTTGCAAGCAGCCGCCGGAGTGCCGACTGATGATGACGATGGCAATTCTGCGCTAATCGACTACAACAAGGAGTACGAAACCTCCATTGATTCAATTCAAGTCGCCATTGCAAACGATGATCTATCAACAGCCGCAGAGAATTGGTTCACGCTACCAGAACACGTTAAAGAGGCTCTGTGGGTAGCACCATCCAAGGGCGGGTGCTTCTCAACGCGCCAGCGAGAAGTCATGAAATCTAAAGAATTTAGAATTGCCTATCACGGAGAAGGACAATGAAAATTAACGAAAATTTAAGTGAGTTTTTTTATGCCGTTGGCACAATTGTAATTTGTGCCTCGATGTTTTTATTAATTCTAAACGGATGGTAATTATGAATGTATTTATTGCAAGTGGTAATCTAGGCAAAGACCTTGATCTAAGGGTCACACCCAACGGCAAGAGTGTAGGCAGCTTTCCTCTGCCCGTTAAGCAGGGCTATGGGGAGTATGAGAAGGTAAGTTGGGTTGACTGCAAGCTGTTGGGTGATCGGGCTGACAAGCTGGCTCCGTACCTCCTAAAGGGCAAGCCAGTAACGGTACAGGGCGAGTTTGTTTTAGAAACTTGGGAGAAGGGTGGAATTAAGCATTCCAAACCTGTAGTTATTGTCAATAATTTAGATATGCACAACTCAGGCGAATCTGGCGCTAACCGTTCCCCTGGTCGGCGGGGCGACCAACCAGAGCTTGCTCACAAGGCGAGCACCCCAACCATTGATGCCTTTGACGACGACATTCCTTTCTGATGAGCATTTACAAGAATGGATTTTCAGCCCCCGCCACTGATGACACTAAACAAAAGTGGTGGGATTGGCATAAAAAGAACCCGCACATTTGGATAGAATTCCAAGAGCAGACGCATGAGCTGATGAGGTCAGGAGTAAAGAAATCATCAGCATGGCTTGTCATTAACAAGATGCGATGGGATCACGCGATTAAGACAAGCGGGGATGATTTTAAAATATCTAATGATTTTATAGCTTATTACGCCAGAATGTTTCGGGCAACATATCCTGAGCATCAAGAGTTTTTTACGATTAAACCGTTAAAAGGCGAAAGGAATTAACAATAACAACATAGGTTTCACGTGGAACATAGGTTATCTGCCAAACAAGTCACGCAATGAGCTTTGGTTGATAGGCTCTATACTTATAATAGTTTCGGCTTGAGGTTTAATTCCTCTTTTTTCTAAAGTCTCAATCGCTTCTTGTTGAGAGACAGACAAGCTATTTTGTTTAGGAGCAGCCTTAAACTGCTCCAAATTACGTAACGAACTATACTCTGCCATTGGCTATCTCCATCAATTCTTCATTGCTCAATTGATTAATCTGAGCCTGCCGCTGCTTCTCAGCCATCTCAGTCATTTTTTGCTGGTTACTGATCTGTTCGCCTAAAGTCTTCGTATTCTTCAAGTCAACGTCAGCTCCAGCCTCTTCTGCCCGTATCTGGGTGTCCATCCTGTCAGTCTCTGCTCTAAACGCATCAATCTGCTGGTCGCCCTGGTCATCAATCTGCTCAGCTTGCATCTTCTGAGCCTCAAGCTGAAGTTTAAACTGATCATTTTGAATCTTAATCTGCTCATTCTGCAACTTGGCTTGCTCGATCTGCGCTTTAAGCATTTCTGACTCAGCCGTAAGTTGCTCGGCCTGAGCGATAATCATGTTGGGATCAACTGGCTGACCGCCCTGCTGGGCCATCATTTCAGCCTGCTGAATCTCTGCCAATTCTTCTTCGGTCATCTGTGACTGAGGAATTAGACCCGCCTGCATCATCTGCTCACGCTTGCGTTCGGCTATAAGACTAGCCGCTGGTGTCGCTATGCTTTGCAGCAGTAAGTCACCCGCTATCTGCATAAGACTCGGATCGACTTCAGCCAGAGTGGTAATCGCCTCAATCGTTTCCTGTTGCCTGTTTTTAAAACTAGGACCAGCTCGACAGATAACATCGTAAGTGCCGACGGAGAGGTCGTTTACAATAACCATCTCGCCAGTTTCCTTATCAATTACCCGCTGGTTAAGTTCTGCCATGTCAAAGGTTTCATCTTCGCGCAAAAGTCTGACCGTTCTTTCTGTGTCGTAGACAGTGGGAATAGCGTCCTTGAGCAATTTTCCAGTTGCCGCTATTGCTATCTCCATGCTCCTAGAATAGGTGTAGGTTGTGTTATTGCCAGCGTTCTGGAGCTGCTTAATTGCTGTCCCAGACTGATTGTTGACGCTCTCGCCCATGTTGGCCGAAAACATACCTGACGTAGATGCCATCATTCCCTGCATGGCGGTGGACACTGTTCTAAGACCAGGATTAATCTGCGCCCCGCCCTGCTGCTGTGGAACTTGCGGCATCTCTGGGTCTGGATTGAATATCTGCACCGGATCAGAGTTAGTGTTTAAGGTCTGCAGCTCGGTCTCATGGCCTAGAGCCTGGGTCGATGTCATCCAATACTTCGCCCTTGGAGCTAGTGCGCCCTCCGCTACCTCTCTTGAAAGTGCGTAGTTCATCACTCTCTGCGGGTCTAGAAGTTTCTCTACCACGCCCCAATATATCGTTTTTGCCTCATTAATCTTAAAATTGCCGTACACAGGAACAACAGGGATTCGGTTGAATACTGTCTCTTTCTTTTCCTCTAGCCAGTTCTCTGCGTCAAAAAATCGCGAGCACACCCTGTGAGATTTTCGGGTGCGTCTTCTAACCTCGGTAACGCCTAGCTCTGCTAGGTCATCAACGACAGACTCAAAGTCATCATTAACCTCATGCGTTTGGCCGTTGGACATCATCACCAACTCTCTTTCGTGAGATTCCACGTATAAAAACTCACCGATTCGGATTACCTCGGCCTTGTCATAGTAGGCTTCGCCCTCTCGATCATCGGACAATGATTGCCCCGAACCTTCAGGCCAGCGGCTGTCGTATTCCTCAACTGAGATCGGGTGAAGCACAAAGCAGTAGCGCGAATCAGACTTATCCTGAAGCTCTGCCGATGGGTCAAACCAGACTCGATCCAAAGGGTTAGCGATCTTTTCAATCAGTAAGTCCTGATCAAAAGAATTATCATCTACATATTTCTGCACGACGCGCCAAGCGTCAAAGCCAGAGGTAATCATGCCCCTAGCAGACTGACCATAAATCTGGGTTGAGTTGCTCATATTTTCAATATTGCGAATAATCCCATCAAATGTGCTTGCAATAGCCTTTGTAGCCTTTCCGCCAGCGGGTGATACCCTGATGTCAAAATCAGCCTGCTCTATCTCAGAGGACACCTGAGCAACTATAGGGTTACACTGGTCAAAGGTGTAGCGAGGGTTGCCATCGTTGGCATTCCACCAGTACTGTTCCCACTGCCCTGTTCGCTGGTCTAGAAACAGATGGGCCTCTCTAGCGTGCTCTCGCAAGTCATTGTCAGCTTCTTGACTAGCCGTCAAAAGATTGACTACTTTGTCGTGGTCATCATATTTGTCATAAAACGATAGGGTGTCGAATTCAGTTTGCTCGCCTTCCCCCTCTTTATCTAATTCTTTCTTTTCGTCTTCCATTTTAACCCCAACCACTAAAATTAAGTTTCACGGCATCTTGTCGCGTTGCTTTGGGCGAGAACATCGCCATCATCAAGGAATCGCCCATGTTTGGCGAAGGTAACTGATAAGGCTTCTTAGCCATATCTATCTTACTCATAATCTGAATTTTACCACTGTTAGAGCGTTTTTGAGGTATTCGGCAAACCTCACTGCGTAATTGATCAAGCACATCAATCTCAGAGGATAAGGATATAAGCTCTTCTGGGTTAATGTATTCGCCCTTTTCTACCGCCCGATAGGTCGCATAGAACCTATCCCTTAGCTTCCACCAGTACTGCGCCCTCTTGTTGAGAAAGGTGTCTCGATTAGTCTTTGAGTCCGTTCCCGAATACGGTAGCTCACTATCATCGGGCGACTCTGAACCTCTAAACTGGTGCTTCTGCATCTTAGTTGATTCCAGTTCCTGGTCAACCTGACGCTTTAATGAAATACCCAGCCCATCGCAATCCCACACCAGCCAATCAGCTTGTGCGTTTCTGGACTTTTCTAGCGCCCAGTCCATGCCCTCGTTGGAGTCTCCTGTTACCTTCTCGCAGACATCAAGAATGACCGAACCCTTACGCAAGGCAAAGCCTTTACTGTCACCACCCTCATCTGAGGGATCGTGAGAGGCTATAACAGCACCAGTTGCCTCAAAGCCTAGCTTCTTGTGCGAATCAATCGCCGCATCAAACCATTCAGAGGGAATTATCGAGTCCTGCACATCATCAAGAAAATGACCAGCCCAGACATGACTAAACAAGGCGGGTGACATCCGTACCTTATCACCCGCCATCTCTCTCAGTAAAACATCTGGGGCAAGTCGGTTGTCCTCAATATTGATGGATATAATAAGGTGGTCATCATCCTCATAAGAGCCTTCCCTAAGCAACTGCTTTTCGTAGGGCTTAATGAATCGCTGGCTGAATGCGTCAACTGAGGAGCGCGGGTTAGCAGAGAACCATATCTCTGAGCCTTCCTCTCGCAGTGTTGGCGTTAAGGCTTTAAGCGAATCAAAGCTAATAGTCTGGGCCTCTTCAACCCAAAATCGTTGGAAACCGTGTGCAGACTTAACTGCTTCTGGATCACGCGCCAAGCCTTTAAATTTAAACATAGGCTCATCATTAAGCAGGATGGCGGATTTCTGGACACTAAAACCGTGAAGCTTTAAACGATCAATCTCTGCCTTTAAAAGCGAGTGAACAGAGTCATCAATAGAGTTCTGGTACTCGCGAAAGCAAAGCGTCTTTATATTCTTTATCTGTGCATCCATCAGGCACATATTGGCAAAGCTCATGCTCTTGCCAGAGCCACGCCCACCAATGGCTATCTTAAACCTTTTGGGTTCGAGAAAACGGTTTAGCTTTGCGGGCAGATAGATTTCTGGCATTACTTTTGCATATAAGTAAATGTATAATTTATACTTTAACCAATTTTCTGTTAGCCAAATGACCAGCAGCGACTAGTTTCTTGTTTTGACCTGTATATTCCACGGCATGATGGTGCTTTAGAAGCTCTTTACACAGCCATTTCTTGCCCACTTTAAAATCCCCAAGGTATCTACCGTATTTGCCTTTTTCATGGGTTCTTAAAATGACCTTTGTGCCTACTGGCATAAAGGCTTCTACAAACTTTTTAGCTAAAAGCCCGAATTTCTTTTCTGTTTTATCACGGGTGCGAGACTCGGGTGTATCAACTCCAAACAAACGAATGCGACCACTACTGCCACGAATAACGACATTCCAACCAAGATCAACATCAACATCGACAGTATCTCCATCAACGATTTTTACAACAGTGGCTTTGTACTCATACATACCTATTTGTCTTAATCATTGAGGTGACCTCGATAGCTCTCATTTTGACCTGTCGCGCCCACAAACTGTCCAAAAACTCTAGGCTTGCGAGGTCATGATTACCCGCTTCCATATGAGCAATAGCTTTTTTGAACTTAGCAAAACGAACCCGGCCAAGATTAAAGTGCATATTAATAATTCCGTCACGCCTTGCGCCTTCTTCTAAGTCGTTAAACCACGGGTATTCCTTGGCTAACTCTGCGATTGTCCGCGCTACGTCATTGCTTAACATATAGTCTATTTCTGTGTCGCTGATCCCCATGCCTTTGTTAGCACCATCCGGGTGAATATTCCGACCCGCGCCTATATGCCAAGTACCAAATTGGTCTTTATAAGCGTGGTTTTTAACGCCTTCGTGGCGCTTGAGTTGTTCTATTAACTTGTCCATCTTAACTTCCATTATGAGAGCTTCCGAAATAGAAGCTGGCAATGCCACTAACAAGCCCCCCAAGATAACCAAGAACAAGGTTGACAATGGCATCGTCATTGCTCTCTGGAGCCTGGAGCGTAACCATGAAGATATACGCCAAAAACCCAACCATTGCCAAAATTGCAATAAGTTTAGGCGTAGGGTCTTTCGCAAACGTCTTTCTTGCGTCTTGCCTGTCCTCGGTCTCAAGCCTGAACCCCTCGATATTCGCAGTGAGCTTTTTTATCTCTAGTTCTGCGTCTTGCAAGCTTTCTGCTTTTTCTGGTTCTCTTTCTATAACTTCTTCAATCTGTTCAATACTAGATGTTTCGGGCATTCCTAACTTTTTAGCGGCTATTTTAAGTGCCATTCCCGCAATAGGATTGCTACTAGCTACCGTTTTAAGCAGCGTAGGGGCTAACGCTCCCAGAATCCCTTTAAGTTTCATAAAAGATTAGCCATAACTTGATAAGAGCTTCCACATTACTAACCGCTTTTGTCAGTTGCTTCAGCCTCTTCCTCCTCGACAATTTCGTCAATAGTGTCGCAAACATCAGGAACCGCTATGCCAGTTGTAACTTCAGTAGCTACGCGCCCTACAGCCCTAATGCCTTTATAAACTCCAGAACAATAAAGTTCTTTATTTGCAATCATTTCTTCTGAAACAGTACAGCCAGATAAACCTATATAAATGCCTAAACTAAGTATTTTCAAGTTCATCGGCTATAGCCTCCAGTTCTTTTATTTCTGCTTTTGAGGGTTTTTTGTTTTGGTGCTTTAAATAATCTCCTAATCTTTTTGTATAACCTTCCATAAAATGATCGGTCAAACGATCTTCTAAACTGCCTCTATCTTCTTTTCTAGTAAGATTGTCAGGGTTTATAAAATCAACTCCGCAATTAGCAAAATACAGCATAGTTTGAGACTTGGATGCTCCATAACAAAGTCTAGGTACGGTAGCTACCAAATCAGAACCATGTACACAAGACAGTTGATTATCTAGTTTCATAGCTCTTTTAAAGCCTTTAAAGAAGGTATTAGGTTTTCCAAAAGTAACAAGATTAAGATTAGGGTGTTTTTTCCATAATTTAGCTGCGGAAAGCTCTGCTAATGCACCTCCCAGGCTATGACCACAGATCAAAGTCCGTTTTTTCATATTGATATGGGGCAATATCTTTTTCCATACTGAGCGATGGGCTAGAGTAAACCCGCCATGACAAAGCCTTCCAGCATAAGGAATTGGCACGATAAATGCGTCAGTTAGCCAATCTCTGCCTTGCTGTGTGCCTCTGAAGGCTATAACGTCAATAGAATTGTTTTTCTTTATGTAGACTGTGGTAGAGGAGAATTTTGATTCTATTTTAATAGTTCCAGAATTCTTTTTGTTATAAGCTTTTTGAGACCAAGAAGCCGCCATATTTAATAATAACGGGTCTAATTTTTTGTCTTTGTTTTTCATAAGATTTTCCTAATTAGTCCCAAAATAAATAGCTATTCCAAGCGTTAGAATTATCCAAAAAGCTCGCTCTGCAAATTTTATCTGAGGCGATATTTCTTGTAGTCTAACATTCATAGCTTCTACTTGCTTTTCTATCTTTGACTGCCTGTTAAACATAGTTTTTATGCGCTCATCTATCCGCGCTATTTGCTCTCGCATCTGAGTATCTGCCACTGCCATTCCTTTATTCGTTATCATTAAGGGGATTATCTAGCATTTGTTGGATTCTACTTTCCAGATCGTCTCGTATCTCTCTTAATTCTAGGTCTACATCTCTAAGTGTATCGTTTACTCTTTCTTCTAAGGCGTACACATCGTCCCTAAGTTCTCTGGTCGTATCTGCCACCGTATCTTCTGCCGTCCTTGCAATGCTCTCAGACTGCCTTACATCGCCCTCTATAGTGTCTATCTGGTCATTAATGTTTGCCAGCATACGCTGATTCTGGGCTTGCATAGCGTCAGTTTCGTTTCTTAGTGAGTCTTCTACTGTATCAAGGATGCGCGACTGATCTGTAAGCCGTGTTTCTAGGACTGCTAATGCCTCGTCGTATCCGCTAAAGTCTGGACTGACATACTCAGTAATAGCGCTCTCAGCATCAATTAGACGCTGATATACCTCAAAACCGCCCCACATTGCCCCACCAATAGCCCCTAAAAGCGGCACTAATAGCAGTATTTTCCCACCTGTAATAGTGGCTCCGCCAAACTCTAATTCTGTCTTATCGTTCATACTGTTGTCCTACCAAGTCCTGAAAGCGCTGTGCGCCCTGTCCTTGCAAGGCTCTGACGTTACCATCTACAGGCGCATTTCCACCGTATATTTCTCTAGACTGATACCACTGCTGCTGATCTATAAGGTCTATATTGTACGCCTCTACACCTTCAACTCTACCCATCAGAAGAATGGTTAAAGACTGATCGTCAAATCCACCAGAGTCCTGCATTCCCTCTAGCTGTGAATCTTGAGCTTGCTCAATCTCTGCGCTGGTCATAGTCTGAATAGCGTTCTCCGCCCTGCGAACAGTTTGCTGCTCTTCTACACTAGGAGGAGCAACATCAAATTGCCCAAAGTCTGGAGCTTGCTGGCTTAGGAACTGGCCGACACTTTGCCCTGCGCCTAACGCATCGTTAAAGTCTTGCTCAAACTGCATCTGTTGGGCTGAATCGCCTAAATCTTGTGTAGCTTCTAACTCTTCAGACTCTTCTGCTTCTTCCATCTGTACACTAGCAGTCTGGGTAATGATCTCTTGTTCTACTGTCTGAACATCGAAAAAGCCCGTATCTACCTGCTGAATAACCTGTTGCTGCTGCTGTTGTTCTTGTTGGACTTCCTGCTGTTGTACTTCTTCCCGTCTGACTTCCTGCATAGCAAGCTGTACATTACTTGTGTCACCGTAAACCGCATTTATCTCTGCCACCGCAGTAGAGGCAGCTTGTTCTGTTACCTGTAGCAATTCAGATTTAAGGTCTAACGTATCAACGGTAAAATTGCTTTGAGTAGTGCTGACGATGCCTACGCCGCCGTAGTTAAAAGACATATCCACCGATTCCGAGCTGGTAAAAGAGCTTTGGCTTTCCATTGTACTTTGCGAGTTGAAAGAGCTTTGAGTGGCAAAAGCGCTAGTCTGGGCCACAATGTTTAAAGCAAGACCAGTAACATCAAGGGGTGAGGCCGTAGGCTCAACTATTGCTGCTACCTCTTCTACTTCCTCAATAATCTCTTCTTCAATGATCTCTTCTGCTTCTACAATCTCTATAACTTCTTCTGGCTTTTCAATGACTTCTTCTACTTCTACAACCTCAATGATCTCTTCGGGTTCTTCAAATATTTCTTCCTCAATGATCTCTACCACTTCCTCAATGATCTCTACCACTTCAATCGGTTCTTCAAAAACCTCCTCAAACACCTCTTCCTCAAAAACCTCTACGATGACTTCCTCAAAAGTTTCTTCAAAAACCTCTTCTATCTCGTCAACTTCAACAACTTCCACAACCTCAATTACAGGTAAGTCACTAACTCCATCAGCACCACTAAACCCAAAATCATCCCCACTAAAAACATCGCTATCAACCATAACAACAACAGTATCTTGCCCAGTATCGTCCTCATCGTAACCGTCCAGGTCATACCCGTAAAAATCCTGTTCGTTATAACCAAGCGCGTTATCGTCGTAGCCTAGAGAGACAATTGTGTTGGTGTCTGTAGTGTCTGTGTAATCTACTGCGTCATCATCGTCATCAACAAAGTAATAGTCAGTTACGTCATCCCCATCCACTACGTCTGTATACTGATCCGTAGCGTTTGAGGTAAGAACGGTGTCCCAATACCCAGAACAAGACACATCATAACTGGCATCTGCGGCGCACTGCTGCGCTGTGTATGCCGCCTCGTATCCAGTGCATTGGGAGCTATACAAAGCGTTAGCGTCACACTGCTGCGTTAAGTAAGCCGCATCGTAGTTACTGCAAGAGGTGCTAAACAATCCGCTACTGCTGCATTGGCTGGCAAAGCTGGCAGCGTAAAGGCTTCCCCCGTTCTCCAGAACAGCACCGCCAAAAGTAGAATCCCATGAATCCCAAGTAGGATAAGCGTTGCTCTTGTCATAATAACGATAAGTCCTATGCTCTGTGCTGCTATTTTGTTCGCCAATTAATACGTCATGATTGGCAATATCTAGTGCGCCATAACGGTATTCATAGCTGTCGTTAGCCCACAAGATCGCCTCAAAGTTGTTGCTGCCTCTATGGTTCGGATGGCTGTACTCTTTCATGCCGTACCAGCCAAACACCACATAATCACTAAAGGACTTAAACAACATCTTGGAACTGTTATTACGAATTAAATCAGTCCAAAAAGGGTAAAGCGTTTGATCCCTGTAAGGCAGAGGCTGAGGAGTGTAATCGTTACAATTAAGACCGGTAAAACTTACACAGCCGTTAGTGGACATCTTTGCCCGTGTATAATTGGTTCCGTAAAAGTCAAAGTCAAAACCAAAATTAGGACTCCAGCCAGAGATACAATCATCACAGGCGTTCATGTTAGTAGTGCCGGACATTCCTGACAGGTCAATTAGCGCTTGCCCACCTTCGTAAATATAAACACTGGGATCGCTAGTGCTTGCGCCATAGGCTGTAGAGCAAAACACCAAGGCTAATAACCACCTCATCTTCTGCCCCTGCTGCCGTAACGCTTGTACTGGTAATCAGATTCTATCTCTTCCGGCTCTAATGCCTCGGCTTCCCAAGCTATCTGGGCTTCTTCTCCAATCAATCCTTCGTAGGGGCAGGGCGTTCCAGCCATACGCATAGCGTCAAATACTCGTTCGTCCTGGCACATCAAGCTAACCGCAGCTACGCGCATACCCATATCATAAAGCGTTTTGCCTAACTTAATTCTTTCGCAGTTTTCATCGGTAATAGAGCGACCCCCAGAGAAGCCGAATATCTGCGTTTGTATTGCTCCTGATACACCAGTAGTACAGAGGTCTTGCGAGTAACTGGAGCCAATGCTTGGCGCTATTGCGCTAGGTGGGGGTGATTCTATCCGTTGAGTTACCCGCTGGCTGCTAGTTGACTGACTTGTATTGTTGTTTGTATTCGTATTGTTAGCCGTAGAGCTTACTTCGCTGTTTGATTGGCTAAAATCGTTGTTAGTGCTTACGTTATTACTGCTGGAAGTTTGATTAACAGTCGAGGTGTTAGTGTTCGTGTTAGTGCTGGTGTTCGTGTTATTAGAAGTTGTATCGCCTGTGTAGTTAGTCGTGTTGCTGTTGGTGTTATTGCTTACTGACGAACCCGTGTAGTTCGTGGTGTTACTGTTATCCGATGTTGAATTATTCGTATTGGTATTAGTTGAATTATTCGTTGAAGTAGACACATTGGTGTTGTTATTGCTATTGGTGTTTGTGGCCGCAGATGTTGAATTCGTTGTATTGTTATTCGTGTTCGTCGTGTTACCCGTATACTGAGTAGTGTTGTTATTAACATTGTTTGAGTTAGTTGTGCCATCGTAAGTCGTTGTGTTGGTATTTGCGTTAGTGTTTACGTTAGTGGAATTGTTCGTGTTAATCCCAGTGTAATTCGTATTATTGGTGTTGTTGTTAGTGTTGGCATTGGTATTAGTGCTGGCTGACGTATTGGTGTTAACAGACGTATTTGAGCCAGTGTAGTTCGTTGTATTACTGTTCGTATTAGTATTGCTACCCGTGTAAGTTGTTGTGTTTACATTGGTATTGTCGTTTGAATTAGTATTGGTGTTTGTGTTGGTGCTAGTTGACGTATTAGTATTTGCAGACGTATTAGTATTTACGTTCGTATTGTTGTTGTTATTTGTAGACGTATTGGTAGTGGTAGACGTATTAGTAGTCGTAATATTAGTGTTCGTGTCTTGCCCAAACAGGGGGAAGCTTGCTACAGCAAAAACGATAAGCAGTAACTTTTTCATTGAGCATCAACGCCTCCCCCGTTACATTTTTAACTTAAAGCGCGTCCAGGTCTGCGTGTGTTGAACAAGCATTAATAGCTGTTATTTTTGAGTTTTTAGTATTTTTGGCCGTTTCAACTGCTGCGGCATCACCAGAACCATCATCAGTTTCAAGCTGCGTTTGCTCATTAGCGACTTGCTGATAGTCACTTTTGGCATTACCAATTAACGCCTCTTTACGCTGATCTACAGTCAAATCCTCTACACCGTAAACGATTTGTACCGGATCGGCACTTAGATCAAACGTGTGTCCAGTATAGATTTGCTTGCCATCAGTAATAGAAGGACGCACTTCAATGGCTGACTGCCAGCCAGATTCTCCCGCAGGAGGCTGTGTATCCCATACCTGTGTTACTTCTTCGTTTTCAACTTTTACAAATAAAGACATTTTAGTCTCCTGTTTAATAATTAAGGTGTTTTAGTTGCGGCGAAACCTTCAGCGGCCTGTTGCCCTCTATTAACAGTAAGCCACGTTGTCAGTGCGCCAACTTGAACTGGTGAGCTTCTAGAAGTAATAGTTCCGTCACCTAACTGCCCTTTGTTGTTATAACCCCAAGTCCAAAGGGTTCCGTCAGTTTTAATAGCTGCTGTAGCTTTATAATTAGAAGTTACCGAGTCCCAAGTAGTGAGCGCACCGACTTGAACAGGAGAGGTACGGTAGGTAGTATCACCTAGACCTAGTTGTCCTTGTCCGTTATAACCCCACGACCAAAGAGTCCCGTCAGTTTTACGTGCCACTACATTATATAGCCCACCACTAAAAGATAACCAATTAGTAAGTGCGCCAACTTGAACTGGTGAGCTTCTATCAACAAGACTGCCGTCACCTATTTGACCCCAAGTATTTCTTCCCCATGCCCAGAGAGTGCCATCAGTTTTGGTAGCATAGGCATTGTAACTAGACGCACCTATGTTTAGCCAATCAGTAAGCGACCCTATTTGAACGGGGGAAGAATAGTTAGTGGTATTGCCTTGACCTAGTTGGCCAAAGTTGTTATAGCCCCAAGTCCACAGAGTGCCATCAGTTTTAATAGCTAGAACCCACCTCACCCCCCCTTCGGTGTTACTCCAATTAGTAAGAACGCCAACTTGTACAGGTGACGAATAATCAGTGGCATTGTTTTGGGCTAATACCCCATAGTTACCATCCCCCCAAGTCCAGAGAGTTCCATCGGTTTTAACTGCCGAGACAGAACGATACCCCGCAGCTACATTTGACCAATCAGTAAGAGCGCCTACTTGAACAGGGGAAGAATAGTTAGTGGTATTGCCTTGGCCTAACCTCCCTGATCCCCCTGCCCCCACGGCCCACAGAGTTCCATCGGTTTTTTGACCCAATAAGTAGTTTTTTCCTGCTGTAGTGTACTTCCAGTCAGTAAGAGCGCCTACTTGAACAGGGGAAGAGTAGTCAGTGGTATTGCCTTGCGCCCTTTGTCCAAGGTTGTTTCTGCCCCAAGTCCAAAGCTCTCTATAAATTACAGGCAACGGCCATAAACCCTGCTTCGCGTAATCTGCTGCCTGATCCAGCGTCCATATACCCGATGCACTGCCACCCTCGCCGTCCGTAGGGCCGGTAACAGTAGGAGCAGTTTTGCTTATCACCCCTCCGGGCCATTTTCCGCTCATTTAACTCTCCGTAACGCTTGCTTCTTTTCGTTTAGGGATTTCTTGATTCTGGCAAAAGGAGCTTTCCAATCACCAAACGATTCTTGCCGCATTAATTTCATGGTGTCGTAGTAAGGGCAGGTATCACCCTCCTGTGCATATAAAAAGTAAGGCATGACAGGGGTAACAACCCAAGTCTCTACACCCATCGCAGCCGATAAATGGCTAACTGAAGTGCAGGAAGAAATAACCAGATCGCAGGAAGCCGCAGCCTGTCGGGTATCTTCCCAAGTATTTAACGGGACTTGTTCTACCCACTCTGGGCAAGCCTCTGCCCCTTCGTCGCGCTGCAAAGAGATAAACTCCGCATCGACATCTTTTAAAGCCTCGAACATCAATTCATAAGGAAACTTCTTGTGGTGTTCATGCTCAAAGGCACTTTGCCCCTGCCAACGCAGGCCAATCCGCTTACGGTAGCCTTTAATAGTTTTTGGTTTGGTAATGTAGGCTTCACCTGTTAGGTCTGTTAATTCAAACCCAAGAGGTACAACCGCTGACATACCTTGTACATAGAAGTCATGGTAAGTTCCAAAACACGCTTCATGTTGAGCAACAGAACTTACCCCTTCAACATCTACAAACAGTGAGGCAAGTGAGCCAGAACAGCCCACAACTACTTTGCAGCCCTTTGCGGCAATAGCTTTGGCATAACGCACCTGATGAATTTGATCGCCCAGGCCACCTTCTAAATACAGCAGCACTGTGCCTTTAGTCTTGCCATCCCACGGGCCAGTAGGTGCATCGGGAATAGTATTTCCAAATACTCCTTCTATTCGACCACGATCCATTAACTGATAACCTTTCTGTATCTCTCCCTGACGCAGTAAATACCACCCACGGTTATAAGCCGCTCTATGGTTATTAGGCTCCTCCTGCTCCAGCTTTTGGCTTAAACGCCAGCCTTCAGTAAAGTTACCCATCTTGGACGCAGTTAATTGAAGGTCTAGGTCATGCAATTCAGGAGTTGTGCGAGGTTTATCTAACCAGAACTCAGGCTGACAAAAGGTAGCGTAATGATGTTTTAGTACGTCTTTGGGGTTTTCATTGTGCTGCTTGGCAAGCACAGGTTGAATATCGTGCATCCCTTCGTAGCCGTGTATCTGCTCATCATCTTCTTGGACGCTAGTGCCATCAATAGCTGTAAAATCATACTCAAAATCAGGCAGGTCTAAAAATTCGTGTATACGATCAAGTTGTGCTTTTGGATCAGCCACTAGGTCTTCGTATTCAACTATGCAAAAACACTCCGGCGCAACCTCATAACCACTTTGTATAGCCATGTATGAAGCCTTGAGATGGGTACTAAGTATTCCAGAATAGATAAATTCATCAAGGTCATCAGGGTTGGCTACGCGCACAAGTGAGGCCATGCAGTCCGGTATGGAACGCACTGTAGCAATGATCTTGGGTTTTTCCCCAAGTACTTGTGTCATTGCACTGAGGATTGTCGGAATAGGCCAGCCTCGGCCCTTATCTATAATGACAGGCTCATCACAATCTTCGTAAAACGTGTCAAGCACTGCACCCATAGTCTGAGACAGTTTGGTTCGCTCCTTGTCGTTCTCGCCAAGAAGTCCCTGCGAATGCCATACGTTAGCAAGCGCATCCAAAGCAAATACCACACCTGACGTTGTAGAAACATGGGTCTGTTTGTTTTGGTTGAGTATAGCCGCCAGTACCGTAGAACCGGAGCGAGGTACACCTGACATAAAATGTATTTGTTTTTTCATCCCTGTAAGACCCCAGAAAAACTCGCTGGCCCGGATGAGCTTAGAGCTGCCCATGTAGTGAGCGCACCGATTTGAACTGGCGAACTACGGGCAACTACATCCCCTAGTCCTAACTCACCATTGCCGTTAGTCCCCCAACCAAACAAAGCATTTCCAGTTGTAAGAGCAATAACATCGTTCTGAAGTCTCATCATGTTGCTCCATGTAGTCAACGCCCCTACTTGAACTGGAGAGCTTTTAGAAACAGTAGTTCCATCGCCCAGTTGCCCGCCAGTGCCTCTGCCCCAACACCAGATTGTGCCATCGGTTTTTATAGCAACAGAGCCATTACTTCCAGCAGCCACTGTTGACCAATCAGTGAGAGCGCCAATTTGAATTGGGGAGCTTTTAGAAACAGTAGTGCCGTCACCCAATTGACCGAAAGAGTTATACCCCCATGTCCAGAGAGTGCCATCAGTTTTAACGGCTAGAGAATGCTCGTTTCCCCCCTGAGCGAAGGCCCAGTCCGTGAGCGCCCCTACTTGTTTTGGAGAGGAATAGTTAACAGCATTATTGTGACCTAATCGTCCATTATTAAATCTACCCCAAGTCCAAAGGGTTCCGTCAGTTTTAATAGCCATTACATGATCAGTACCATTGCCAATTACTGACCAAGTAGTTAGTGCGCCGACCTGTACTGGAGAGCTTTTAGCAACAGTAGTGCCATCGCCTATCTGCCCCCTGTTATTATATCCCCATGCCCAAAGTGTGCCGTCTGTTTTAATGGCTGATACCCATTCTCCACCCGGAGAAAGTACGGACCAGTCAGTAAGCGCCCCAACTTGTGCAGGGGAACTACGAAAAGTGACAGTTCCGTCACCTAATTGACCGTTAGTATTTTTACCCCAAGACCAGAGTGTGCCATCGCTTTTAACCGCTAATGCCATTGCGGCTCCGCCAACCATTGTTGACCAATCAGTAAGTGATCCGATTTGCGCTGGAGAGCTTATGCTAGTAACAGTTCCATCACCTAACTCCCCCGAAGTATTAAGCCCCCAAGTCCAAAGAGTTCCACTCACAAACGGAGGCGCAGGCCACGTACCAGCACCCTCGGCTTGCATAACAGTGGGTAATCTCCACTTACCAGAATAATTAGGCATTGCTTACCTCTGTGTAGAATTTCGTTTTCATATTAGGACTTAATGCCACCCATATACTCTGTAGTGACCATCATAGCTTTCCAAGTGGTTAAAGCTCCTACTTGAACGGGAGAAGAGCGATTAGTAGTAGAGCCATCACCTAGCTCTCCATTGGCATTGACACCCCAACTGAATAGCGTATTAGCCGTTGTACGCGCACCACTGTTTTGATAGCCAGCACCAAGTTCTAACCATGTAGTAAGTGAGCCTATTTGAACTGGCGAACTACGATCAGTAATAGAGCCATCACCTAACTGACCATAGTTATTTCTACCCCAAGCCCACAAGGTTCCATCTGTTTTGAGTGCAAGTGTGTGATCCCTCCCAACAGCTACCTTACTCCAATCAGTGAGAGCGCCTATTTGAACAGGGGAAGAACGAGTAGTAACGCTGCCGTCACCTATTTGACCCCAAGTATTTCTTCCCCACATCCAGATAGTACCATCTGTTTTAATTGCGCCCGCGTTCCAATTATAGCTTGATACTTCCGACCAATCAGTAAGCGCCCCTATTTGAACAGGGGAAGAATAGTTAGTAAGATTATTTGTACCAAGTTGCCCATAGTTGTCATTTCTGCCCCCCGTAGTCCAGAGAGTGCCATCAGTTTTAATGGCGTGACCCATGTAATAACCCGCAGCAAATTTTAACCAAGTAGTAAGCGCACCTACCTGAACTGGAGAAGAAGTAGCAGTTGTGTTGCCTTGCCCCAGTTGCCCATAAGTGTTCTTTCCCCAAAGCCAAAGAGTTCCATCAGTTTTAATCCCGCCATTTGGCCCACCATAACCACCAGCTAGTCTAATCCAAGTAGTAAGCGCACCTATTTGAACGGGAGAAGATAAATCAGTGGTATTGCCTTGGCCTGTTTGCCCCAAATTTGCCTTCCCCCAAGACCATGCCGTACCGTCTGCCTTAACAGCGAAAGTAGCGTCAGCACCCGTTCCCCCTACTGTCTTCCAAGTAGTTAATGCTCCTACCTGTACGGGTGAAGAATAATCAGTGGTATTGCCTTGGCCTAATTGCCCACTGATGTTTCTACCCCACAGCCACAATTGAGCGCCATTAAATATTGTAATGCTATTGCTTGCGGCACTTGCCCCGCTAGGCCCGTAAGCGTTCTCCGCAACCACTGTTACAGTATAGGATTGACCCGGGGTTAGACCCGAAACAGTAATAGGAGAAGATGTGCCAGTTGCCGCAAAAGTCAAGCCACTAACAGTGTCCCTAGCGGTAACGGTATAACCCGTTATTGCACCACCGCCCACATCCGAAGGCGCAGTAAAAGCTATAGAGATTCCGTCAGCCCCTGATTCCGATGCTGTCCCAATAGTGGGTGCATCCGGGGCTAATAACGGATTAAAACCCGGACGTATAAACCCACCAATACGATCACCTATAGGCATCGCCTACTCCTTAACTGATTATTTCATAGCTTATGGTGTAGGTAATCTTACTGGCCGTTCCACTTGTTACAGCAATCGACTGAGCTTCCATCAAATAGATCGCAGTAGTCTTGTCTGTAACAATCAAGGAAGCATCTGCTGGAACTGAAACCGTGGAAACGATTGGATACGCTGTGCCACCTGAAGGGGCAGAACCTTGAGCCACCGCGCCGTTAGTGTAGATGTCAACGCTAGTATTAACTGCACTAGCTCCGTCTACGTTTGCAGCCACAATCTGGTTAATTTTGTAAACCTTGCCACTACTTGCAGCATTAGGTAGCAAAACAACCGAAGTGGTTGCCGAGGGGGTGAGGAACGTAGTCTCACCTAAAATACTTGTTACATTTACTATATTGGGGTTTGCCATTTATATTTCTCCTAGAAACCCATTACCATCGCAAGTGCGATAGAAAGTCCTGCCGATATACCGCTTGCGGGAGCTGCGGCTGATGTCCAAGTGGAACCATTTGACGTTAGTAAATTACCTGAAGTACCAGGAGCAACCACTTGAACAGCGGATGTGCCATTACCCAGAATTACGTTATTTAGTGTTAATGCAGTAGCACCTGTACCACCATTGGCTACCGGAAGAGTTCCTGTAATCTGTGAAGTAAGGTCAACCCCAGATAAGGCTCCCCCTAAAGTCAGAGTACCCGTAGTGGTAATAGTACCTCCCGTTAGGGTAATACCGTTGACAGTTCCAGTGGTAGCTATAGAAGTTACTGTACCGCTGTCTGAGTCTGCCGCTGAAGTCCAAGCACCCGCTCCATCACTTTTTAATACGTTTCCAGAAGCGCCAGGAGAAGTTAGTCCGGTTCCCCCATTGGCAGCGGCTAATGTTCCAGCCGTTGTAATAGTTCCCGCGCCTGTAATCGGGCCACCCGAATAAGTCAGCCCTGTTGTGCCTCCGGCCATTTGAACTGAAGTAACAGTTCCGGTTCCAGAGATAACTTCCCAGGACGTTGCATTCCAGACAAACATCTCATCTGAGACAGAATTCCAATACAGCGCACCCTCAAAAGTCGTTGTTGGGGCGGCTGCATAGGCGCCCATGTATCTTTCAATAAAACTGGCATAACTAGCAGCAGCGGAAGTAGCAGAGCCAGCCGCAGCAGTGGCAGACCCAGCGGCAGCGGTTTCACTACTAGCAGCAGCAGTCGCCGAGGTTGCCGAAGCTGTCGCAGAGGTTGCTGCTGCCGTTGCACTCGTTCCCGCGCTAGTCGCCGAGGTTGCCGCCGCCGTAGCCGAGGTTGCCGATGCTGTTGCGCTGGTTGCAGCAGCAGTAGCCGAACCCGCAGCAGCAGTAGCACTGGCAGCGGCAGCCGCTGAAGTACCAACCCACCATAAGGGATTGGCAGACGGTTCTTTATTTAAGTTTGAATTTTGCAACGAGGTGTAGAGTATGCCGTCTGTACCGACCACGTTCTCATTAATGGCATAGGTTCTGGTAGCTAACCAAGCAAAGGCTAATGATGCCCAGTACGCTGTCATAGTCGATGGGTTTTGATTAAGATTTGAGTTCTGTAGTGATTGATACTGAGTCGTTCCATACAGGACCACATCACCAATGCTATAAGTAATTCCAGCGTTCCACTCGACCGAATAGAGCAATGTCCAGAAGCCGGTTGTAGACACTGGATTATTGTTCTGGTTGCCGTTAACTAGAGATCGATAGAATACGCCATTAGAGCCAAGCACAACGTCCGTGGCGCTATATATTTTAGTGGCTACCCATTGGTCGCCAAAGTCGGTATCTGTCTGACCAACGGGGTCACGGACCGCTATCTGAACATCTGCACTTGTAGCAAGGATTGCCTTAGCAACACCGTCAAAGAATACGTTGGGCTGTCTGCCAGCCGCCGTAAGAATGACAGGATTCGCGTTAGGGATAGAGTTGTTAATATCCGAGTAGGTAGTTTTAAAAGTCGTGGTTCCAGACTCGTAAAAGTATATCTTGCCTGAGACAAGCGGGTCGCCAGCGTTGTCTAGGTATTGATCGAAGTCACCGAATCTTGCCATTATTTGCTTCCTTCTTTTAAGGCTTCAGCAATTAACACTCTGTCAGCCCTTAATTGCTTAATTACCTGCTTGTCTTTGGCCATTTTTATTGCCTTGTCAGTTGTTCGCAAAAGTCCCGACAAAGCTTTTTTAGTTTGAGGGCTTAATAAAATCTTTCCTCCAACGTAGGAGGCCGCACCTACTTTTGCTAAAAGCAAAAAAGGCCCAGCAAACATTTGCGCCGCTTGAAGACCGCCAAGACCTAAAGCCAAACCGCCTATTGATGAAAATACGTTTCTAAGCGGTATTATTTTCATTACCTGGTCTAAAGACCTAGTAACGGCATTATTAAGCTCTGAGGCAGCTTTAGTTGAAATATTATCTATTGCAGAATACAAATTAGATTGCCTAGACAAAGATTCTTTAATTTTTGTACTGGGGTTTTTTTGAATTAAAAGATTGTTTAGTGTAGACCTAACCTCTCTTACCGAAGTGGTAAGGGCATTATCTAACGCCTCATCAAATGCTTTAGGTTTTTGGCTTCTAACATACCTATCAAATTCTTGCCTAGATCGTAATAATCCTAAGCTTGTATTAGGGTTTTTAGCTACAATTTCTTTTGCTTTAGTGATTAACCTTTCGCCAACTTTAGCCGCATCGCCAACAATAAGAGGAGCTGATTCTAAATTTTTAGTAGCACTAGCAAAAGCATCATCAATTTCTTTAGTGGTAAATATATAAGGGGAATCTTTTAAAGACTCTTTAAGAATATTTGCTTCTACACCTAATTCGGTTTCAATTATATTTCTGTTTCCCGTTAATGTATTTCTGGGGCTAACGCCTTCAATGCCATCAATGGATTGAGCTATTTTAATTTCTTCGGCAGAAGGAGCAATTACCTTGTTTCTAAAAATGCCCTCTTCTGTAGTTCTTCCAGCTTGACTTAATTTGACGCTTGGGGTTTGTTTTGGCCTAACCAATTCGGTTAGAAAATTTTGCCTAGTTGAAGCTACTTGCTCTACTGCTTGCGTTTCTAAAGCTGCGGCTCCTCTTTCTAACGCGCCTGGAGAGGTTGCAACCTTTGGCTTGCCTTTTATTGGGGCGGCAATAAGACCTATATCAACAACTGCTTCAATGTTTCTAGCTGCTCTAGGGTTATCATCAGACCATGATCCCCATTTGTCACCACCTGTTTTTAATGCTTCAAGTCCCATTTGCATAAGAGGCTGATTCATAAATATAGTAAATTGCTCTTTGGCAAAATCAGTAAGAGGCTCTTCAATAAAATCAGGGGTAATATTTGATAATCCTCGCGCTGTACTGACCAACCCCTCCCCTACTGTATCTAAAACTAACCCCGCTCCAACCTTGCCAGCTAGTTGTAACGAACCCTCCGCTGGAGTTTGAAGACCTGGATCAGTAGCCCCGCTCAACCCTCTATTTATACTTCGATTAGCCCTTTCTCTATAAGCTATTTGTTCTTCTGAAGGGCTGCTAAAGGTATTTTTAAGAGCATCCATAAATCCACCCTTATTTACGGCAGCTTCTTCTTCAGTCCTTACAGGTGCGCCTTCTGGCATTTGTGTTGAAGCAAGTATTTCATCGCGCAAGATCATTCTGTCGTTAAAATTTTGCTCCATCCTTTCAAAAAAATTTGGGGGATTATCTGACGAGGAATCAATGGGAGGACTTTGCCCAGAAATATACTCTGCTACCGCCCTATCTATGACAGCAGGATCAGTCCCATCGGGAAAGCGTAAAACTGTTCCGTCCGCAAGCCTAGCTTCTGTGCTCATCTTCTGTTCCCCGCGCTATCATAATTAATCACCACGACATCTGACTCTGTGTCTGTTGGTAATCTTGTAACATTTTCTCTTGGTTGATACGCTCCACTGGCTTCTCTAATCATATTCCTCGAAACAGCATTTCTTCTATTCCTTTTTTGATCTATAACAGCTTCGCTATCTCCAGTTTTAGGCATATACAGTTCAATTGCGTCAGCAACTTCCTCTTGACCAATAACTGCTCCTGATTCATCTCTAAGCACAGCCAAAACAAAATCTAATTGAGCATTGTCTAGTAATTGTCTATCTTCACTCTTCATTCGGTTTGGTTTTGGAATCGAACCAGCAATACCAGAAATTGCATCAATAAAATCACTTTCTAGCTCATTAATAACTAAATTAGAATTATATATTCTGTCTGCATAACGAGCCGCCGCATATTGAGATGAAGTATATTTTTCGTCTCCAACAGGGCTTTTCGGCCCATAGGCAACTGGTACGTTATTTTCAAATCGAATTTCATCTTCACCAAGGTTAAAAGCATTAACTTCTGGCTTATCTAGCACTTCGTATGCTATTCCAGTGTTAACGTATCTTTCCAGCCTATTTTTTAGATTTAATAAATCATCTGGATTTTCATAAGCGCCTCTAGCAAGCCTTATAATATCTTCAGTAAGGTCAAAATTTGTAACGCCCCAAGTTGGAAGAAGTTTACGCCTATCAGTAAATTTCTCCAAAACCGCTCCCAGACCACCCTCTTCGCTCTCTAAAGCATCTAAAGCTATTTTGGAGTCAATAAATAAAGTTTTTTGCCTCTTTTCATCAACCTCTGCAAGCCTTTTAGTCTCCGCTGCCGCCATACGCCTATCTCTATCTGACAAACGCATTGCCCTATCTTCTGCGGCTATGCCCCTGTCAAAGCTGCGATCAGCTAAGAACATCTCCCGCTCCGCCCTTCTCTCAGCGTCTAGGTCTTCTTGACGCACTTGCTGAAGAAAAGCAGGAACCTCGTTCTTAAATGCTGCGCCTAAGCCGGAGAGGGCGCGTCCTATATTAATGTCAGGCATTTTTATGTTCCTTTTGGCAATTTGGCTGTATCAGTAAGCCTGATTGGCAATTTGGGCTGCTGCGTTACCGTAGCCCTGATAATTAGTATTTTGTAAATTATTCTGATTACCCTTAAATAAATCATAAGCAGTGCCCCCAGCCTGTAGCGCGTTGCCTATACCCTGAGCGTAGTTTGGAGATACTAGCGGAGCCTGTTGTACTCCTGCTAGAGCCGTACCCACGCCACCCTGAATATTTGCCATTGCGGTGGAGTAGGCTTGTTGTGCTTGGGCCTCAGTCATCGCGCCAGAATTTACTTGGTTTATAAGAGCAATTCTCTGGGCCTCAATTGTATTGCCAATATTTCTTCCTTGATTGGAGTACATATTCCCCATAGCATTTGCCGCAGCACCGTATTGACTAGCAAGCTGTTCGCCTGCTCTGGTTCTGCCCGCCGCAAGGTTTGTTCCTAAATTATTAATTGTAGATACGCCAGGAAGTCCGGTGCGTAAATTGTAATCTGACAATCGAGAGCCGAGGGCTGATTGAGTTTGTAATTGTTGCGCTCCTAAGCCACTAGCAAGATTTGCAAGGTTAGAGCCTTGGCCCGTGTAAGCCCCTAGTTGAGCCTGACCCTGAGCCATTCTCATATCTGCGAGATTTCCACCTAGATTTGTTCCGGTTTGGAGCTGTTGACCGCCAAGAGTTTGGGCTAGATTTGCCAAGTTCTGGCCTTCATTCGTAAAGGCTTGGAGTCCAGCCTGACCGCCAGCGACA